TGTTCTCTTGTACGAATTGAAATACTTCTTCGTCTGTCGCGTTAGGGTTTAAGTTCTTGTAACCTTTTGATAGATAACCTTTTAATGATTCTAAATCTACTTCAGCGTTTGGATCGCTAGTATCTAATCCACCTTCTTCTGCAATACCTAAAACACCTGCTCCTAAACTACCTAAAGCTGCTATTGAAAAAAATTTACCTGTAGGACCCATGCCAGAAAAAGCTTCTGTCGCTGCTCCTATACCTGGTAAACCTCCTAAAAATTTTAATGGACCTTTACCAGCTAGTCCAAAACCACCCGCTGTAAGTAAAGCTAGTTTACCTGCATCTGATTTAAGAAAACTACCTAGACCTTTAGCTGCGCCTTTGACTGCTCCTGTAATACCTTTACCTATTGATTTTACCAGACTTCCTAGTCCGTATAATTGTCGTGGTTCCTGCATTCTAGATATTGTCATAATTTTGCCTAAATTAAATAATTGTTGCAGGCGTATTTATCCTGAATATACTAGTTTATTTGATTTTTTTGCTATCGTCAATAGGTTTGACTGGCCTTGCACCTTGGTATAAATCATCAAAAAACCTGCCGCTGTACTGATATTCACCAACGTGAGTTATATAATCATTAACATATACGTATATTTTACCACCCATATCTGCCCATCTTTGACAAAAACCAAAGTCTTCACCAAAGTATCTTTTGGTGCTTGGGTCATGTATAGTGTCAAAAAGATTAAACATGTTATCTTTCTTTTCTTCTTTACCATTAATAATAGTAGGTTGAAAGATTTCTAGTTCAGGGTATTGTTTAATCATTCTTTCCAATACGTTTCTTTTAATTAACATACATCCTGTAGGAGCATGAGTTACCTCGGCTAAACCATCTGATACTTGTATCATAGATGGATCTTCTACTTTAACTGGGAAGGTATAACCAGCATTCATAAGATCATCCGCATTATTAATGGCTCCTTCTTTTTCATTTAATCTTCTCCATACTTTTTTCCAATCAAATGTTTTCATAGGATATACACAACTAATTACATCTTTATCTTTTTCTAACATAGTGAAAATAGTTTTAGATTGAAAGTCTATATCAGAGTCTATAAATAATAAGTGAGTATAGTTATCAGGATGATTTAACATCTCAGCCACACAAAGATTTCTACCTTGTGTAACTAGAGATGATTTCATTAAAGTAAAACTAACTAGTATTTGTCTTTGCATACAATCTTGTTGAAATTTTAATACAGACTGAGTGTAATGCATACTGGTATCACTATGCACAGGTGTGCATACCATAATTTTATGAGGGGATGTGCTTCCTATATTTATAGTGGTTACTTCCGTATCTTTCTGAGATGTTTCATTAAACCAGATGGGTTCATTGTTAGCGCCTTGCGCCTTACTACTTTTTTGCATTTATTGCTCCTTGTAAAAATCTTGTCCATGCAATGCCTATTTTATTCCAATTATAATATGCTCTTGCATATGCAGATTGACATTCTAAATGATTGTGTATTTGTTTTTCGTGTAAAGTTTCGGCCGCTGCTTGTATGCCAAAGGCAAACTTTTGTGCAAGATCTCTTCTATTTTTTTCATAAGGTATATACATTGGAAATTCTGCTCCTGTTTCGAATAGAGCGCCGTAGTTAGTTGTAATACAATACAACCCTCCAGCCATTGCTTCCAATAGTGATATACAAAATGTCTCCTCAAAAATACTTGGATAAACATACATGTTATATTTATGTAAATTATCTTTTATATAATTATTTGGTTTGTACCCTATATAATTTACATTAGGTAATTTTTTAGCTTGTTCATATAAACCTTTATAATTAGAATCGTTTCTATCATAAAAAGCTTGACCATATATCTCGCAAGAAGAATAGACATCTAAAGTTATTAAAGGATTTTTAATTAATTGCATAGCACCTAATAAAACAGATAGTCCTCTCCAAGGTGTGTTTTGGTGTAGTATTTTTATAGGCTGACCTTTTTTATATGGAACTGTTGGTGTTATATTATCTATACCATTTTTAATTACTACTGATCTATTAGTTGGTATATCAAAATACATTCTAAATTTTTCATAATTCCAATGACTATTAAATACATACCAATCATACTTAGGATGATTTCTTTTATCTTTAAACCAAGGATATAAATTTTCTTGGTCATAAGAATTTTTTTGCCATAGAATATTTATTTTGTTTGGGTCTAGAGGAATTTTTTCTGGCACAGATGTACATATCTGCACTTGTGATAATAGTTGAGAATCAACATACTTAGTTAAATACTCAAATTGTAGTTCTGTTCCGCCTTTAGGTTTTTGGTTTGTCATTATTTTTATTCATTACTTTCTGCATTAGGTCTAATCCTTTTGGAGATACTTGTACAGTAACATCTTGTACGATATTAGGCCCCTCTTTCTTTTCTTTAAATACTTCTCCAGTTTTAGTATTACGCCACGTAGTTGTCGTAGTGCAATCTATTTTGTATACATTATCCGTTTTCATTCTCTCTATTTATTAAAGCATAACTTATCAGGCCTTGTATTTTATTACTGCCTGTTGCTGCTTGCACAGTTATAGCATCACCTGCTTCTAAATTCAAGCCTTGAGGTGAGGCATTTACTTGCGATTTAGCTGCTACTTCATCGCGAAAAAATTCATACTCAGTATTCGAATCAGAAGAATCAACAAAATTCATTTGCACAAGAATGCCTGATGAAGCATCGTTGTTAGCACAATATACACTTTTAACGATAATTGTTCCATCAGTAGGGCAAGTAAGCACCGTAGTTTTATTTACATCAGATTGTTTAAACCCTTGATTTTTATATTGTATGGTCATGATAAAAAATAATTAAAAGCGTCTTGTTCGTTTTTTAAATCTTGTTGGAAAGAAAAATTTAGTTGTTGTTGCATTGTAGCTAAAGACTCAATAATTTGTCTTTGATTTTCAGCATCATATTGTGGTTGTGGTTCAGGTATATAAGAATTTATTTTAGCCATAATTAAAACGGTGTTCCAGGAGTGTCATCTGTTCCACCCTTGCTTACGCTCCCTTCAGTTTTAGAACCAAAATTTTGTCCACCACCAGTTCGTCCTCTAGCTAAATCTCGTGCTGTAGGTTTAAATCTTTTCTTAAATTTTTCTGTAATATCTCTAGCTTCTCTCATAGTTTTTTTCTGTGCTCCTCTATATCTTGCTATGTCTGCACCTGTAGGAGTTTGATCTTTAAAGAAACTAAAAAATGTGCTTGGTCTTGTAAACAAATCTCCTGCACTATAAAAATCAAAATAACCTGGGTACTTAGGTGTTTTATCAGTTTTTAAACTATCTAATATTCCTGTTGCACCTGGTATTCCTCTAATACCTAAATTTTGAATATTTAATCCATCTTCGTCTTGATAAAGACCAGATCTTACATTTCTGTATCCTGTAACTATTTCACCATCTATAAAAAAATCTTTTGTGTCAGTAGGATCTAAATCTCCTGTAGGACCAAAACCAGTCCCTGCTCCATCACCCTCTCGTTGTGGATATAGTAATCTTAATTGTTCTGGTGTTAAACCAACAGAAGTAGGTTGAACAACTTCTTCTGTTAAAGTGGTAGTAGTAGGAATAACGGAAGCTACCCCTGTATTAGAAAAAATAGGATTAATACCTGGTAGTCCTTGGTTTAAATATGCCTGCGCTAAATCAAATAAAGTTGCCATTATCTTCTTCCATCTGGTTGAGCATCTAATCTCAACGTTCCATATCTCCAGGTTTGACCTGTTGAATCATTTTCTATTTTAAGAGACACTAATCTGCCTCGTGCACGTGTATCTACTTTACCAGTAGTAGAGTTAACTGTAAAGGGTCCTAATGGAGAGCTTACAGCTGTGTTGTCTGGAAAATCATTTAAGAATAAAGTTATTTTAGCATTGCCCTGTTGAAATTTAAAATCAGGTATAAAACGACTTACAGACATAAAAAACTCACCATCTCCTCTATAATCTACAACTCCTGTTGCCTGACCCAAGGCGCTTCGTCTAGATGTAATATCATAATCACCAGATCTTATGAATGCGGGTATAGCTGTGGTCCCTGAACTATTAACTTGATCGGTTCCTATTTCGTGGGCATAATATATGGATGCACCATTTAAACTAGTTAAACCTGATATTCTTGAAAAAACAGGAGTGGCTGTTTTATCATAGTCAGTTGCATAAGGTAAATTATATACACCTTGATCATGATAAGTAGACCTATCTAATGAAGACGTCGTAAAGATATTTTCTGAATAATTATATGTTACACATCTATCAATTTGCAAAGAACCAGACTTAGGATAGAACCAATTTATTTCTGTGTATAAACTATTGCCTGATGAGTATACAATGTCTGCTGCATCATAATTAATTCCTAAATTAGTGCCATCAGTATTAAATACAAAATCTTCAACTAAACACGGTAATGATTTAACTGTACCATCAAATACAAAAAAACCACCTTCTCCTGACATCCAATATACAGCTCCATTAGCGTAAGCTACAGCATGCTGACCAATACATCCACAATGTGTACCTACTTGTCTAACTGAAAAAGTAAATGGTGGACCAACAAATTGTATTACATATGCTGCCTGATCCGTTAAACAAAATACATAGTCTTTACCTTGAACAGCCGCAACAATCTTGTTTCCTGTATCTAGTCTAAATGTCCCTGCTGTATTAGTAGATGTCGGTGCGTATGTATTTAAATCTTCTTGAGAAGAAAATCTTACAAACATAGGATCTTGAGTTGAAGTATCACCAATAGTGGTTTCAGTTCCAAAATGAAATAAATGCCTATCTCTATCCGATACAAGAGTAAGTCGCGTTGCTGTAGGATTATTTGTCGTATTAAAATTAGTTGTAGTCTCAGATGCTCTTAGGGTTCTTGGATTTGTAGCCCCAGCGTTCCAAGTAAAAGTCTTACCATTGAATATAGTTGCAACCAATACTTCTCCAAAATTATCAAGACTCCAGTTGCCTGGATCTAGAATTACGTTAGTTGAACTTCTAGCTGTTCCCCATGCCTCAACGTTCCATTGATAAGCACCCCATCCATAACCAGGTGTTTGAAAGGTTGGACCTACTTCTACATAAGGTTTAATGGTTGCTTGTCCTGTGGATGAAGTTGCTCCAGCTCCAGCTGCTATAGGAGTTGTAATTTCAAAAGTATTTGTAGTTGCACTTTTTACTTCAAAAGCTCCAGTAGTAAAAGTGTCAGAGGAACTAAAACCACCAGGGGTTACGGTTACAGTGTTAAATGTAATATATCTACCATTTGTCATTCCGTGGTTGCTTAAATTAACGGTGACAGTGGCAGATCCATTGACCGTATCAAAAGTAGCAGACCCCGTTAATTGAGAATCTAATGGACTGATGTCATAAAAAGCATCTTCGTAATATAAAAATAAACCTTGCGAGGTTCCTAGAACGGCATATCTTTCGCCCGTAAAACTTGTAAAACAATGTTGAGCTCTTGCTGCTCCTGGAACAGTTTCTTGACCTACAGTTAATTGATTCCAACCCCCTATTTTTTCAGGTAGGCCATATCTAAATCTGACGAAATCACCATCTGTCCACTGGCCCTCGGCCCCTGATTCTGTTGCCTGTTTATTAAATCCTGACTTGAAATTAAGTTTTTGTAGCATAACTCCCGTATTATATAGAGTTTTTAAATTTTGGGTAGTATTATATTCCACTCTAAAGCAGAGATCAACTCTTCTAAAACTACCTTTTTTAGCTTTTTATCTTTTAAATATTGATGAAGCTCTGGCACATCTATAACGACATATTGATTTTTTATGTCATAAACAATCTTGTCAGCTTTGGTTTTAAAAGATCCTTGTTTGCCATTATTTTTTAGAGGACGTAAATCAAATTTTAATAATTGATTATTTAATATTCCTTCTACGTCCCACAACTCTCGCTTTCTTTGAGTAGGAGTGGCTTTGGTAACATGACTTAGAAGATTAAAAAATTTCATGCCCGGCTATTGTAAAATTAGCAGCCACAGAAATTCTTGTTCCTTTACTTTTAAAAGGGGCCACTACATGTCTTACGTTAGCTGGAAAAATACAGATGTCCCCTCTTTGGGGTATTACGTTCATATTTATATTATGCAAAGGTCTATCTTCTCCATATAGAAATTCTAATTTTCCTGGCCCTATATCTTTTCCTACATAAGCTGCTCTTTCTTTAGCCAAACCCTTTGGAATTTGTAAAAACAATACACTAGATAAAGTACAAGATGTATGTATGTGAGGAGGATTATAATCCCCTGCTTTCATATAATTTACCCAAGCTGAGTCAATTGTAATTTCATCTCCAAAACCTGTTTCATATTTTACTAGACCTCCTGGAAAATTGTACCACTCATTAGCCGCTCGTGCATATAGATTTAATGGTTCTCTTATTAAATTAATATATTGAATTTTATCAATATCGTGTTGATCTTTCATGTGTCCCACTAATTTATGATTAGCTGGATTTTTTTTATTACATAATTTTAATATTTTTTTACACGCACTTTCATCAATTCTTGTGTGAAGAACTAAGGGTCCAAATTTTCCAAATGCAGCTTTCATATTTATCTATATAATACTTTATTAAATTCTGGTAAGTATACATAATCTATACCAGATTTATTTAAAAACTCAACCATGTCCTCTATGTCTTCTACTAATGGTTGTCCAGCTAAATTTAACGAAGTGTTTAAAATAACAGGAATATTAGTAATATTATAAAACTCTTTTAATAAATTATAAAAATGTTTATTATCTGCCTTAGTTAATGTTTGTATTCTACAAGTATTATCAACATGACATATACCTGGGATTTTATTATTTTTAACATTTACTACATAAGACATAAATTTAATATGTTTTCTACCTTTTAAATCAAACCATTTATTTGCATGTTCTTCTAAAACAGTGCCAGCATAAGGTCTAAACCATTCTCTTTTTTTAATTAAATTAATTTTTTCTTTGGCTTTAGAATCTGCAGGGTTAAACAAAATAGATCTATTGCCCAGTGCTCTTGGCCCTATCTCCGACCTGCCTTGATATATAGCTACAGATTTATTATCAGATAATAGTTTAGCAACAGTCTTAGCATCTGCATTTATCATTTTACTATTAATATCTTTTATTGAATAATTATATTTTATGCCTTTATATAAATTATTAAGTTTAATTGGTTTCTTTTTACTTTCAATAAAACATGCGTGTTGTGCTAAACCTATTGAAACACCTCCATCATGACATATAGGATCAACATAAATATTTTTTGATAGTTGTAAAAATTGATAATTAGCGACTGAGTTTTGAAAATAACCTCCACTTAAACAAATAGGAATATTTTTATGTTCTTTAATAATCTCTTTAATGTAATATTTAACTAAGTCAGTTGTTTCATTTTGAATACGATAACATAAATCCGCTTTTGAAACATGATCGTAAGCCTCTCTTTGTATAGCCATATCATTAAATTTTAAATTTAATTCACAAAGCTCACCTTTATATAAAGAAGCAATATTTTTATTTTCTTTTCCATAAGCACTTAGACCCATAACAGATCCTGCTTCTTTAAAACCAAACACTGTAGCATAAAGTTCAAATACACCCGCAGGGCTAACACAATTTAGATTATAATATTTTTGTATAACTTTAATATTTGTGTCACCGCTTTTTAATAATTTAAAAAATTCTTTATACGTTTTGTAATTAATTTTATATACAGATACTACTTCTTCACCTAATTCAGCGCCTCTTACATTAAACTGAAGACCTCCATTATCAATTACTAAACACATAGCTTCCTCAAAACCAGAATTATAAAAAGAAGTAAAAGCATGTGTTAAGTGATGATAGGGAAACATCACCAGCTTACCATATGTTATGTTATTAAGTTTTAATTGTTTATTAATATAATTTGAATATTTCTTTTCGTGGTATTTGTTTATATTATAAGAAGTGTAAGTAATTATATCAAAATAATTATCTTTTATTTTAACAAAAAGATTATTTATTTTATTATCTTTTTTTATTCTGGAGAGTCTTTCTTCTTCTAACGACATTAATAATTTGCCATTTTCTACAATAGCAATAGAAGCATTGTGACTTAAATTTACACCTAATACTTTCATTTATCTAAAACACGGGCCATAAATAAAAATAGCTAATGTTCTTCTTTCTCCTTTTGTAACTGGTGTTACCATATGGTTAATAGCAGATTTAAACATCACGGCATTGCCTGGTGTATTTAAATGAGGGACTTCAAATTTATTGTTATCAAATAAATGTAATTTTCCTCCTTCATATTTTTTCAAAGATACATTAATTAATACACTTAGTTTTGTATCTATCTTTGGATGTTGTTGTCCATCTGTATGCCAGTCATAATTAGCTTTGTCTTTTGAAGAATAAATATTTAAATTCAATGGGTCTGAAAGAGATAAATCAAATATGTCATAGCCAAAATTACATCTCCCACAAAGCACAAATTCATCCACTAAATTATGTATTAAAGGTTTTATTCTTTCGTAAGTTATTATTTTTACCAAGGCATTCTTTTTATTTTTACCACTACTATCCTTAGCCGCTTTATCATCGCCCTCTATAAAATTATAATTTTTTTCAATTAATTGATTTATTTCTAATATTCGTTCTTTAGAAATTAAATTGTCCCAATGCCAGTAACTAAATTTTTTCATTTATATATTGTGTTAAAACTTAAAGCTATTCTAGATGATGAATTATTTTTATCTGAGCTATGCATTAACCAACTAGGAAATAAAATCAAATCTCCTGTTTGTGGTTTAAAAAAATAATTTTCACTATTAAACTCTGTTTCTTTTTTAAAATCTACAAAAGTTCTATATGGGTTAAGATTATGAAAATATATTTTACTGCTTTTTTCATCTGTTTTTAAATATATTACCCCAGAAATAATACTATCTGGATGAGAGTGTTTTTTTAAAACACTGTTTTTATTTTGAATATTTACCCATGAATTATCTATTTTTAATTCATTGACTCCATAATCAATTTGATACTCTTTTATTTTTATTTTAAGTTTTTCTTGCATAGGTTTAGTTAGAATATTACTATTAATTCTGTGGGTAGATTTTGCTTTACCACTTAAACATAAATGTTTAGATAGTTTACTTTTAGAAATAGATTTTATTATTTCTTCACACTCAATTGCATTCAAAAAATTATTTGTATATTGCAATAAAGTAGGAAATACTTTTACTTTAATGCTTGCAGACATTTATTTTAACAATAAATCTTGTAACTTTATAATCCTGTTTAATAGTGTTTCATTAATCCCTATTACTTGTTCCAGTGAAAGTTCAAGTTTTTTAATTTTATCTTTCAAGTCTTTATTCATCGCTACCTCTGAGGATCTTAAATTTTTCCAAGTTTTAATATCCTCTTCTAATAGTTCTATTTTCTTTCGTGGATCTTCAATCATTGCCATATTTACTCCTTTATTCTGCTCTAAAGCTTGCCGGTAAACCTAAATGTGGTCGCTTATCAAATTTATGTGTTTCAGCAAACTCTGAGTTTTTATCATTATAATGTAAAAAAACTTGGGCACAATATCTGCCTTTAAATTTATTTCGCCAGTGTTCTAAATCACATCCTCTATACACCAACATGTCTCCAGGTTCTAAATCTACTTTGACTCCTTTTGCGTTGCTAGCATAATATTTATTTTTTTTCACATCAAGTCTTCCTTGTTTAGGATTAGGATTTACATAGATAGGCCACGGATCTCCACCTAAATTTAAAGTTGTAGATACTTGACAACTTTTTCTATCTTTATGTCTTTTTAATTCATTTCCTTTTTCATAAAATCTAGCATAAGAATAAGTTTCTACTAAATTTAATTTAGTAAGTTCGTGCATAATAGGTTTTACTTTTACTAATAAAGTTTCCATTACTATGTCCCCATAATGTGAATAAGCACCAGGCACTTGTTTATCTCTAAAAGTACCCCACTCTTCACTAAAAGCAGGTATGTGTTTAGCTGTAAAAAGAGTATCTGCTACTTTTCTTTTTATTAAAAAATAGTGAAAACAAAATTCAGCTAACTCTTTTGAGATAGCATTTTTAATAACTAAATATTTTTTCTTTTCAAAACTCATGTGCTTTCATCCATGTTGCAACAGTATATCTGTCTTTTTTATCTGATGAAGATACACCATGTGGATAATAATTTCCATCAAAAAAAATAGCTCTTCCCGTTACAGGAGCAAAGCTTGTGCCATCTTCAAAGAAAGTGTGACCACCTGTATAATTATCATTTAGATAAATAATACTGCTTAGAGTAGTTTTATTTGAAGCAGTATCTTTATGTATTTCTTTCCCTGTATTAGGACAAGGCCATTTAACAATTTGAAACCAATCTATTACAGATTTATTTATTTGCATACCTATTTTGTTAATTTTATCTTCTAATTTTGGTAGCTGACCTATTGTTAAAAACATTGGGTAAGTTGTATTAAATCTTTGAGGCGTAGGATTAGACTCGTATAATTTTATTAATTCTTTACATTCTTTTTTATTTAAAAATTTATCTTGTACAAAAGCTTTCATATTATTTAAATGGCCACCCACAACTCCATATTACTAAAGAATATCTAGTTCCTTTTTTAACTGGTCTTACTCTGTGCCACATATGACTAGGAAAAACACATACAGAACCTTTGGGTAAAATTTCTTTACACACCTGCGTATATTGTTTTCCGGTATTAAAATTTATAGGTTTAAATTCTAATTGTCCTCCAGTGTAATCTTTAGGATCAGATAATGAAACTGTTACTGATAGTTTTCTAATTTTACCATTTTGTGGTCCTTCTTTTTCATAAGGTCTATCCCAACTATCACAATGCCAATCATAAAATTGACCAGGTTTATATATAGTAAACTGACAAGACTCCGACCAATCCCATTGAAAATTCCAACCAGCATTTCTATTAGCTGTATGAATATAAGGATGTATTAGGTCATATATCCATTTATCATTTAACCAAGATACATTTGATTTTCTTTTTTTCTGAACTTCTGCTGTGGCTCTTTTATTAGTGCCTGTAGTTGCTTTGTTAAACCGAGCTGCTTTTCCTGCTTTAATAATATTATCACACATATTAATAGGTAAAGCGCTAGGAAAATACCAATAATAATATATTAAATTCATTGATTATATTCTTTCGTTTTCCACACTAATGTAATTCTTGGAGTATTTTTTTCAATAGGAGCACATCCTTTGTGAGTCCAAGAAGAGGGAAATTTTATTAATCGATTTTGAACAAAACTAACTTTTTTTAATTTTTTATTATTCTCTTTAATTTGAAACTCTCCAGAGTTTTTCTTTAGTGTAGGAGTTATCATTAGTATTACAGTGTGGTCACCATCATCTATGTGAAAATCTCCATCCATAAAACAATACTGTATATTAGTGTACATTCTTAATATCTGCACAGTGTTAGGAAATACCTCTCCTATTTTAAAACATAAAAAATTATACAAAGGATCGTGTAAATCTAAATTAGTAGAATACCATACATTACCTTTGCCTACAGAAGAATGGCCGTATTGTTGTGGGCACAACGTAAAATGATTTGAAAGATATTTAATTAAATCTTTTTCTAAAAAATTATCTATTATTTCTGTCTTCATTTCTATAACCTTTATAGATTATAGATACTATTTTTCTATTTAAATGTAAAGATTATACTTGTTCCCAGGCGCTAGTATCTGGATTCCAATCAAAATTTGCTTGGTACGAATCATTGTCGTAAGAAAAGCCAGACCATTTTTGATTAGCTTCATCCCAGTCGTATATTACTGGTTGTGAGTTTATAGGATTTTCATCAGTTGTTGGTCTAGCTACAGGTGGATTCCAATCATAATTACTATCCATAGTCCATGATGGAAATGATTCAGCAGTGTAAAAAACATTACCTTCTTCACTAAATGTGTCTCCAATTCCAGCAAATTTTTTTCTAAAGCTACCATCTTTACTAGTTTGAACCCATGCAACTCCTTCTGAACTTAAAGGACAAACTGTTGCAAAATGTGTTGCCGCTTGAACAGATTGATCTCCGCCATTGTTAGCTACATCAATTTCACAAGCTACTACAACTCTTATTACTTTATTGTTTTTATCTATTTCTGCAAAATGTGTATGTGCCATTATATTGTCAAAGTCCCTGTAACGTTAAATGTTATAACTTTATCTGATCCGTCAGTAGCTATTGAATTACTACCCGGTGCCACTGCTAAATCTGCAGGTGCTGATGAGCTAGCTACTCTTAAAATAACGATTCCGTCTCCACCTGGAACAGGT